GATCCATCTACTTGTGTAAACCAATCTCTTTCATGTAATCCGCAATCTCTAAGAAAAGAAGGAAAAGTTAACACAGTTGCTTCACCAACACCAATAGGTGTTCCTACTTCTTTATCAATTATTGTTAATGGAACGTCCCACATATTATTTCGAATATATGCGGCCGCTAACCATGCCGCTGAGCCGCCACCAACTATTGTAATGTTTTCGATTTGCTTCATTTTTTATCCTGTTCTAAATAATCAATTAGACTAAAAACTGTTTCAAATTTAGTTTGATTGGTTTTGCTTTGTAATGTATTGCGTAATCCCATGTGTAATGGTTTAGGCCATCTTCCAAAACTTACCCATGCATATCCGTCATGTTCTTCGTTTAACGTTGGAAGGAATTCGTCTTTTAGTATGCACAGATATGTATGAAAACTAAATTTTTCATCTGTACTAATAAAAGTTTCTAATGGAATAGTTTTGATTATGTCCGGTAACTCACCGACTTCTTCGTGTATTTCCCTTTGTAGTGCTGGCCACGGAGCTTCATTCTTGCCGTTAGTACCGCCTACTAATCCCCATACATGTTTTTGTTTGCTTTGTGTGCGATGTAATAATAAAAACCGTTGTGTTTTAAGTGAATAAAACAAGGCACCACTGCATATAATTTCTTGACTCATGCAAGTACTTATTTTAGAGTGACAGGCGCCAGGTGCCTTTTCGGTATTCGCCTTCGAATGAAAGTATCCATTCTGTACCAGTCCATCTGTACTGTACACCAGTATTTAGGTTGGTTATATATTTTGTTGCTGTTCCGGAGTCTGTACTAGCGTCAAATACAACACTCCAAGCAGTACCAGACCATTCTACTATGTCATTTTCTCCTGCTACAAAGTCTGTATTATCTGCATTTTTCCATGCATCTGGACCATCGTATCCTGCTTCACCTACATTAGAACTTGTATTGATATCTCCTAGTAGTAATAACCTAAGACCAGCCGCTTTTGCATCAGTCGGATTATACTTACCTGGGTCAATAATAAAGTCTATTGATCCTGTGTTATTTCTTCCTGCTGGACTAGGTAATGTTGTATTTGTAGGAATAGTATCTTCGTCCCAAGCAACAACTAATTGACTTTCATCTAACGTATTAATAGTTACTGTTCCGTTAACACTTATACTTGTATCTTCACCTGCTAGTATCTTACGCTGTAATTGTAACTGCGATAACCCTGCTCTATATTCTCCAGGTAATACTTCAAGTAGTTTAGTCCAAGTTACTGTACCTGTTTTTCCTCTATCAATTATTTGTGCAATATTGTTCATTACAACCATATCATAGTCTTTATACGTAGCAGTAGTAACTGAAACATTCAACGAATCTCTTTCGGTACGTTTATTCTGTTTATTCATTGTTGCTCGTTCCGGCGGACTATCAGAATATGCTTTTAATTCAGGTGTACTATTTCCTAAGTTAATAGTTCCATTTGATTCATCAAATATACTCATAATTACGTTTGTTATAATACCAAGTTTTTTAACTTTAGCAGGCATATTAATGTATATTGGTGTTGTAAAACTAAGTTGTGCAATATCAATTTCAGATTCTGTACCAATTGGAATACTTCTACTACTAAAACTAGTTCCAGTTAATTCTACGCTAGTTAAACTACTCCAATCAACATAGTTATCAGTAGTTTGTATCTCTAAACTAGGATTAAACAACATTAATAGTTGTTCCATAATTTGTAATTTTTGATCTGTGTTAGTTGACCAAATATCTACATTAACATTTAATGTATATGGACTAGGCATTATACGTTCTACTGTATAATTTTTACCTTGTGTATTTAAATACTCCTTACCAGAATCGTCATAAGCACGTTCTCTAATATGTACTTTACTAGTAAAAGAACTATCACTAGTACGTGATCTATCTTGCTCTAACCCTGTAATATATACTGACATACGTGGCGCACTTGGTATTTTGTTTTCTGAGTTATCTCTTAAAATATGACCAACTTGACGTGTAATATCACCATACATAACAGGTACTTGGACAATTTTGTCGTCACCGTCTTTGTATGAGAAGTTACTAAACAGTCTTACTAACTGAGTAACATATCTACGTATTTGTCCATCATAAAAATGTTGCATTAATTATCTGCCTTGGGTCTAAGAGCTTCGCCTAACCCTTGTCTTTCTTTTACAGTATCTCCTGCAATAGTTGATTCTTTTGTATTGTTAACAAAGCCACTACGTTGTGTAGACTTAGTATCAGTATTAGTCATTGTCATTCTTACATTATCTTCCATCTTAACCCATCTTCTTCCGTCGTATCTAAATAATCTATTTGGTAACATATCAATTCTTAAGAAATAATCTCCCTCAACTTGACTAAGTGGGAAACTAATACCGCTTCCAAACGCTTCTCCATTAGGTGCTAGTCCGTCACCAATTATATAACCTGTATAGCCCTCACGCTCAGGTGTTTGGTTAACTCTATCTGCTAATTCGTTTTGTGTACTTGCATCAAGTTCACTACTGTCAGTTGTTACTAATTCTGGTTCACCTCTATCATCAACTTGTAGAGTATACAAATGACTAGTGTCATAACCTGCTTTAGGAGCATCAGCTTCTGCCTGCGAAATAATAGCATTATTAATTTGCATTTCTTTATCGTAAGTACTGAGTACATTACGTAATGTTTGTGACGATCCTTCTTCTGCTGGCAAATCAAGTATCTCTTTAAACTCTTGACTATCAACAATTTGTTTCATCTTTACACGATATAAGTGTGGATACCAAGTTGGTGAAAAGCCTTCGCTTGCTCTGTTAACATCTTCAACAACGTAGTAACGTTTTAACGCTACACTAAAATCGTTTAGGGCGTTTTCGTCTTTTAAGTGTGGAAGTTCAATAACATCACCAGACATAATTTTACGTCCTAGTGTTTTTACGCTATAATTGATTGGTATAGTCATAAAAATAATATCATTTTGTAGGAACAAACCAAATTGGCTCATATCAAAATCTACATCTGAAACACTATATATACCACGCATTGTGTAAATATCAGGATCGTATTTACGATCTCTGTTTTCCATAAACAGCATGTCTTGTATATTAGTCTCTTTGACAGCATCATACTGCGGCTGATCAGCTGTAGCACTTGCTTCATCTGGATTCTTAGGGCCTAAATACTTGTGTACAAAGACGTCGGTACCTCCGACGGTAAACATTTCTGTTATAGTCTTATCTATGAATGTGTAATCTTTCCCTCTTTCGGGTTTGTATAAACTAAGTCTCGGCATAACAATAGTATTTATCGTAACGCATAAATACATTGTACGGAGAAGATGCATGTCAACAAACATTAATACAAAAAAACAAGAAGTTTTCAAATACGTAGAACTGAGTCTCGGCGGTGGAATGATCGATGTTGAACTCGATCCAGAGCATTATGAAAGTGCCCTTAACACAGCGTTTACTAAATTTAGACAGCGTAGCGAAAATAGTGTTGAAGAATCATACGTCTTTTTGCCTACAGTAATTGATCAAAATGATTATATACTACCAACTGAAGTAATGGAAGTTAGACAAATCTTTAGAAGATCAATTGGATCACGAACCGGCGGCGGTGATGGCGGTACATTGTTTGAACCATTTAATATGGCATATACAAATACATATCTTTTAGCAAGTAGTAACATGGGTGGACTAGCAACTTATAATGCATTTGCAGGATATCAAGAATTAGTAGGTAGAATGTTTGGATCATTTATTGAATTTAAATGGAATAGATCAAGTAAGAAACTTACAATCTTACAACGTGCCCGTGCAGAAGAAGAACTATTACTAGAATGTTACAACTACAGACCAGACTTTGAATTATTAGATGACTATATGGCTGTACAATGGATTAAAGACTATACACTTGCAAAGTGTAAATATATGCTAGGCGAAGCACGTAGTAAATTTGCTACAGTTGCAGGCCCACAAGGAGGCACATCTTTAAACGGTGATGCTCTAAAAGCTGAAGCACAAGCTGAAATGGAAAAACTTGAACAAGATCTAGCACTAGCAGTAGCTGGCGGCGTAGGTTACGGCTTCACAATCGGTTAAAATAATACTTGACATCTGCTAAATTATAACGTATAATATACATTATAAATTAAGGATTCATTATGATTATTGGAATTTGTGGACTCATCAGTTGCGGTAAAGGCACAGTAGCAGACATTCTAGTTGACGACCACAGCTTTGAAAAGATTAGTTTTGCAGACAAACTTAAAGATGCAGTATCTTTAATGTTTGATTGGCCACGTGACATGCTTGAAGGTGAAACTCCAGATAGTCGTTATTGGCGTGAGCAAGAAGATACATTTTGGACAAAAGAAACAGGACGTAGTGTAACTCCAAGATTAGTATTACAGGAGTTTGGTACTGACTGCATGCGGAACGGATTCTACGATGGTGTTTGGGTAAGTTTTGTTAAGAAAACTATTGTTGATAATCCTAATAAGAACTTTGTTATTCCTGATGTACGCTTTGAAAACGAAGTAGAAGTTATTAAAAGTATGGGCGGAAAAGTTTGGTGTGTTAAACGTGGACCAGACCCTGTATGGTTTAGACAATATCAAGACTTAGGCATCGAACCAACTGATGTACACCCAAGCGAATGGCGATGGGCAAAAGCATCATTTGAACATAATATATATAATGAAGGAACTATTGCAGATCTTAAAAGTCAGGTAAAAGGTCGCCTTGTTTCCACTTTGCGCCTTGCTTCTGCATCAACCGTTGACAGTTCGCACAGATAGTTTTTAAGTTACTACGCAACGTATTATTTAGATCACCGTCTATATGATATACATTAAACTGCTCTTTATGACTACTATGGTAGTTACATTTTTCACAAGTATCTAACTGTCTATAACCAGCACGATGCCATTTAGGTATACCCCACATTTTTTTGCCGTGATGTAAACAAGTATCACATTGTCTACGATAGAATGTTTTACCATCCTTTTTGTAGTTTACTGCCGCAGGTCTATATCCGCATTCGCATAAAGGTCTCATATTGTATTTACCTACCCTTTGTGGTACCTTTTTATGGGGGTTTTGATATATGTTTTTGAAGAAATCATATAAATACTTTTAACAGTTGTTATAACAGGAGAACTTAAATGGCTTTAATATCACCAGGTGTACAAGTTAGCGTAATTGACGAGAGTTTTTACACACCAGCAGAACCAGGTACTACTCCAATGCTTTTTGTTGCTTCAAAGCAAGATAAACAAAACGCGGCAGGAACAGGTACAGCAAGAGGTACTACAAAGGCAAATGCCGGAGTACCATTTTTAATTACATCACAAAGAGATTTATCAGACACGTTCGGAGATCCATACTTCCAAACAGATGCTAGTAACAATCCAGTAAATGGCGGCGAACTAAACGAATACGGTTTACAAGCGGCATATTCATATTTGGGTGTTAGCAACAGAGCATTTGTTGTAAGAGCAGATGTTGATCTAGACGAACTAAGCCCAAGTGCAAGTGCACCAGCGGCAAATCCAGCAAACGGAACATATTGGTTTGACACAGCATTAACAAAATACGGAATATTTGAGTGGAACGGCAATGCCGTAACTGTTACTGGTGGACAGTCATTCACTAATAAAACTCCATTAGTTATTACAAATAAAGTTAATCTAGTTGGCGAAACTAACACAGGCGCTCCAAAAGGTGCAGTAGGTGCAGTAGGCGACTATGCAGTAGTAACAACAACTACTACTAACAAAGTGTACTACAAAAATACTTCAGGTGCATGGGTTAAAGTAGGAACAGCTGATTGGGTTAAGAGTTGGCCAACTGTAACAGGTACTGCAACAGGTACTCATACACTAGGACAAACTATTGTAATTAACGGAACAACTTTAGCGGCAACAGGAACAACAATTACACAGTATGCGGCTGATATTACAGGCGCAGGTATTACAGGTGTAAGTGCAAGTGTTGTAGACGGAAAATTAAACATCTTTGGTGACGGTACAAATACAACTGACGGTTCAACAGATGATGACGGTGCGATTGCTATTTCAGCAGGTGCTTCAGGTACACTACTAGCAGACTTAGGTCTAACAGCAGGAACTTACTATTCACCAGCATACGAAATTGCTCCACATACAGCAGTTCCAGGATTTAAAACAGCTGATACAAAAACAAGACCTACAGGAAGTGTTTGGTTTAAAATAACTGACGCTAATTTAGGTGTACAAATGAAAGTTAAAGCATTCAATAGTACTACTAAGTTATGGGAAGACAAACCAGCTCCTGTTTATAAGACACACCAAGCGGCTATCTTTAATTTAGATAAAACTACTGGTGGACTTGGGCTTGCATTAGGTCAATTATATGTACAAGCACATACTACTGAAGCAGAAAATGAAGAATTTGATTTTACAATTTTTGCAAGAAACAGTTCAACTGCAACTTCGATTACTTCAAGTGCAGTAGCAACACAGTTAAGCAGTCAGTCATACGGTTTCCAAATGTCAGAAAGTATTGTTGGACAAGCGGCTATGGCAACAGGTAAAGCATTAAGTGTAACAGCAACAGGCGCGGCAAGTGACGCAGACTTAATTGCAGATGCAATTAACGCGGCAGGCTTTGTTAATATTGTTGCAAGTGTAGATGCAAGTAACAGAGTTATTATCCAGCACAACGATGGCGGAGAAATCCACATTAAAGATACAAATGGTGCATTAGGATTAATTGGCTTTGCGGCATTTAACTATACAACAAAAGCAGGAACTGCAAACTTATATGCGGCTCCAACAGGTGATGCAACTTATGACTTCCATGCTTCAAACTGGAAGATCTTAACACAAACTGCAAGTGCAAATGCTCCAACAGCATTAACAACTGATGGTGCATTATGGTACAACAGTATTGTTGACGAAGTTGATATTATGGTACACGATGGTAGTACATGGAAAGGTTATCAGAACGTTTACAGTTCAGCTGATCCTTTAGGACCAATTGTAAGTGCAACAGAACCAACTACACAACAAGACGGTTCATCTGCACTAGTAACAGGTGATATTTGGGTATCAACAGCAGACTTAGAAAACTATCCACAAGTACACAAATATAATTCGGACTTAGCAAAATGGTTAGCATTAGACGAAGGCGACCAAACATCAGAAGATGGTATTTTGTTTGCTGATGCACGTTATGGTACAAGTGGCGGAACAGCTACACTAGCACCAAGCGGAACTATTCCAGAACTATTAGTTAGTGATCATTTAGACACTGATGCTCCAGATCCTGCACTATATCCAAAAGGTATGTTGCTTTGGAACTTACGTAGAAGTGGATTTAACGTTAAGAAATTTGTACGTAATCATATAGATGTTAC